TTAATTGTGCTGAGTTTAAATGATTTGCTATTTCTGCTGCTTCGCCAATCTTGTTGTCAATAGCTGCATCTATTGATTTTATTTCAGATTGAATTGTTAATATTATTGGATTATTAACGGAGCTTGAATCGCCAAATGTAACTTTTAACTTTATAACTTGATCATTTAATTTATTTTTTCTATCCAATAATTTTTTTACATCATTATTTAATTCTTGCTTCTTTCCCTGTAGTGAAAGAATTTTTAATGTATATGAATTTTGAGTAAACAATCTATATGGTTTAAAATTTCCATATATTTTATTTTGTTTTTTTATTGATTCTAAATATCCAGTAAGCGGATCTTGTGAGTTTAAAGTTGTAGAAAACCTATCTGATTTTACACCAGTTGATCCAGTCTTTTCCAAAAATGAAAGTATGTTGTATGGCTCTCCAGTAATTAAAACTGATATAATATTTGCAATATCAAGATTATTAACAGGATTTTTAACGGAAGAAACAGAATAATATTGCGTAAACTGTTGCAAGTCTTTTGTGCTTCTTGATCCTGTTGTTTGAAATCCTGCAGTTGCAGTCATTATTCCAGTTTTCCATCTATAAACAAAACCATCTGCATGTTGCATTATTTTTGATCCATCTAGAGAGCCTATACCTCTAAACTGACCTTGATAAAGATTATCTATTGTTGAGTTTTTTCCAGCTAACAAACCACTTGAATAAGAAAGCAAGCCTTCTGATAGCAATTCTTTATTTTCATCTAATAATGTTATCTTTTCATAATCCAAAGAATACATATCATCTGTTACTAACTTATAAGGAGTTAGCGGATCTTCCAATATGTTGGTAACATCTGCTATCGCTGGCTGCTTTGGAACATTGCTCCATGACAACCATCCCATATTATCTGAGCATGAAACACTTATTGTTCTAAAACCTCCAGAGTATGTTTCTCCAACAGAAGTGATATATCCGGCAAATACATGCACCATTCCAAGTGAATTTGTCTGCTCTTGTCTTAATTTCTTATAATCGTGATATGATATAGACTTTGTTGTATATAGCTCATATTCTGCTTTAAAAACAGAATCACTTATTGAATACTCTGACTCATCTACTATGGTGCTTGCTCCAAAACTTTGCTTAAATCTATTTCCCCTTATATAGAAGTGACAAACATCAGATGCGTTTACTATTGGCTTTCCAAGATAAAATGTTCTTAAACTTTTTCTTATATAATTTGAATCTATAGAGCCATCAGCCGAATCATATCCGTTCAACAATGCAGACGCTCCAAGATATGACAGACCGTCTATACCTGGCTTGGTAATGCCGTTTGCAGAGCTTTTAAACCCATTTGTTATTAAGTCTGAGAATATACCAAGGGTACCCTTTAAAGCCTCCTCTATTGCGATTTCTATGTCATCTTCTGATATAAAAGATATTCCATATGGATACTCCAAGGAAAAAGAAGCGCTAGATGGAGATGGATCTTTTGTACAGGAAGTTTGAAAACTTGTAAATGAGCAAAGCTCTATTACACCAGTTCCTGGTCCTGTTAAATAATTTTCTAGGCTATCTGAATCAACTATCCATGTAGTTAAGTTTGAATCATTAGAATAAGCAGATCTCTTTATAGACTCTATAATGTCAACAAGTTGCATATTTGCATATTCATTTTTCAATCCTTCTTTCCACTTTTCAGATGTAGAAAGGGATTCAATGTAACTATCTATATTTACAACATCCTTTGTTATTTCTGATGAAAATTGAGCTTTAAACTCTTCCCACTTTTTATCAAGAATGTACTTGGCCTGCGTTGATGGCAGGTTGTTTAAATACTGCTGATTTGTAGTTGGAGTTATTACTTCCTTTTTCAAAACTCCATTTTTTACTTTTACATCTGATGCAATTACAGATATTGATTCATCTACACTTAGATCTGATGGCTTTAGCAACCACTCTTTTAGCATTTCATTTGCATAATCTTCTGCCGTAGAGAACTTTAATTTTTTTTGAAATAAATTTTGAAAAGATTCTGGATCTTTTGTTAAAAAAGAGCTTTGCCTTAATAATGATGCAAGTAAATTCATACTATATGTTCCAGTTTTTGTATAGTATGTTTCAAATTTTGTTAAACTTTCATAAGCTCTTATTTGCTGTACTTTGTAAGCAAATAATGCCTTTGAAGCCCTCATTAACATTCTTTCTGTTTTATCAAAAAATCTAATATCATTATTAGATATAAGTGATGAAAAAGCTTTTTTCTTTACAAGAATAGTTGCCTCTGGGGAAAGTGAAACAACCTTTCTTGTATTTGGAGTTGTTGTATTTAAAATATTTTCATCAAGATATGTTGAAAAACCAGTTTCAACATATTTCTCTTCTGGAAATACAAACTTTGCTCCTCCAGATATATCTTTTCTTGTTTTCTGTAATGTTTTTGATATCTTTAATAATAATTGATTATTCATTTAAAAATTATACTTATCCTGTTATTAATTTTCTTCTAAAGGATGTTTTATTTGACCCATCATTTCCTGCGCTAGAGAAGCTTGATTTTTGATCTGACTCTCCTAAGAATTTATTACTATTCTCATCCTTGTAAATATTATTATAATCTTTTTGGACAAAAGCTTCATTTCCTTCAACTGGTGATAATGGTATTGAAAGCCTGTTTACAGATGGATAGGTTCCTTTTGAAACTCCTGAGTTATCAGCTGGTATTGTATTTCCTGAATAATCTAGAGGATCTCTATGCCATGGCATAAAGTTCTTCCTATCTCCATACAACCTTGTACATTTAAAGGAAAGATTGTAATCAAAAATACCTGGCTTTTCAGAGGACTCGTTGTATCCAAAACTTTGAAAATAACCTCTATAAAATATTCCATCGTGATACATCTGTATATTTGTTGCAAAGGCTGCAAGAGTTGGAGTTGATGGGGTCATTGCTGGCGTATAATCTGCATTTCCCGAGTCAAATATATTTGCAATTGACTCTACTGTTGATACAAAGCCTTCTACCAAATTTGTTATTGATCCGCCTGTCAAAAGAGTATCTGCAACTTCTGATGCTGCCACACCTAAGCCTTTGTTGTTTAAATTTTTATAAGAATTTATTGACTGATCTATTGCTTCTTGTGCAAGCATTCTGTCACGCTCTTCTATAACTTTTGAAATTTGAAGCTGTTCGTGTCTGTATATATCTCTTATTACATTAATGCCCTCTATACCTGCAGAGCCAGTAGTGCCTCTTAGCTCAACTGTAGTTAATTGCTCTCCCCAGTACTGAACCATAAAGCCACCCTTTGTTTGTGACTCTCTTATTATCTTTGAATTAGATATATTAAAAGAATCAGGGTTTACATATAGCCTTTTTTTATCCCAATAAATACCGTTATTTGTATTTTGAGAATTGGCTAATGGACTTCCAGATACACTTCCAGATATACTTGGAATTGAACTTGTAGCAACAAGATCTTTTGTTAAAGAATCCATTGATAATGGAAGGTAAAATATTATTGTTTTTCTTTTTAGTGACATATTCTAAACTATAATATTAGCATTATTATGGGCTAGCAGAAACTGGAGTAGATCCAGCTGGTGGACTAATTTCTATAAGTCTGCGCAAATCAGGCCCCATCTCTACTATAATCTTTCCGCCAGGAAATTTCTCTTCAAGTATTGATTTAAATTCCTTTGTAAGTGAGTCAAACATTCCGTCTAATTCTTTATCATCATCGTCCCCACTCTCTCTAGTGAAACTTGGCAAGTTTACTTTCAAGCCATTAATCTTTTCAGATAACTCTTCTCTAGATAAAGAGCCATCTTGAATGCCCTTAATAAGTGGTTTGAAAGCCTCATCACCTAATGCATTATATCCTTTAGCTAATGCGCTAAATTCCAATTTTGATATACCAATTAAATCTATTACTTCTTTTGCTAAATCCCTTGCAGACTCTGCAACCTCTCTTGTTTTATTCATTTGATCAGCTACTTGGTTTTGCAGTGTTATACCAAGCTTTTCACCTTCGCCCATTAATTGATCTCTTTGCGATATAGCATCTTGTATTGACTTTGCAAGCTGTTGAGCGCCTTCTTGATCTCCGGATTTCTCCATTTTTGCAATCTTTGGAAGCATTTCCATTATTCTATCCAAAGAAGCAACATCGGTCGTTCCTGTAAACTTAGAAATCATCTGCTCTTGTAAATAAAATGTTTGCTGAAGAGACTGATCTTTGGCTGCTTCCTTCAAAGTTATTAAACCAGATCCAGTAAAAGACTCTATAGACTCTTTTAAACTTTTTGCCATTTCAACTGCTATATCTGCTTGCTTTCCAGTGTCATCACCAGCTTCGAGCATTTTAGCTCTGGTCTCTATTGATGAGCTTAATATTGTGCCTCCAGGCTGACCTCCCATGCCGCCCTTTTGATTTAATATATATGACATTGCATAGTCTGTAGACATTTTTGCTAGACTTTGAGTAAATGAGGATGCCTCTTCTGAAGCCCCTGCTATTCCAAGTCCAACCTCTTTAAAAGATTCTGCAAATCCTCTTAATATTGGCTTTCCAAAATCAATAGTAGTTCCCATTTTTTCAAGTCTGGAAATTGATTGCACCAATGCATTTGAAACGGTATCAATATTTAACCCTGTCTCTTTTGAAATATCTGAGTATCCAGCCAGAGCCTCCAGAGCTGCTTCCGCTGTCATTCCTTGTTTTGAAATCATCTCACTTAGATTTCTTGTAGCTGTTCCGACTTCCATACCAGAAGCTTGCGCTACTGCCATTGCAGCGGAATAAAACTTCATACTCATTCCGCCAGATTCTATATTTGAAAATGAGGTATCCAAGCTTATATTTGTTTTCAATAAAGAAGCGTTAAAATTAGAAACTTCTTCTGCCGTCATATTGAAGGCTTTTCCAAATTCACTTACCCTTTCTGTTGATAAGGATGAAGACAACTCTCTTGCTTTATCAAGACCTAATCCAAACGATCTAGTATAAGCCAGATATTCTTTATCTAACTTTCTAAATCCTGCACTTTGACTATCTAAAACGGCCAATGCTGCTGCACCAGATTGTACCAAGTCTCCACCAAGAAGGTCAGTAAAGCTTTTAAATGCATTTGCAGCGCCTTGAACTACAGCAGATAAACCATTTTCTCCAGCCTTATCTGCAAGACCACTCAAGGCCTCGAGTGGTCCAATTATTGCACCCTGAAGTCCTTTAACTGTCTCGCTAAAAGACTGCATTGCAGTAGTACTACTGCCAAGCGATCTATACAATGCATTATTTACATTTGAATAATTTTCAATGTATTTTGTAAGTGCATTTATATTCTTTCCTGTTTCTATTGCAGCATCACCAGTAATTTTTATACTTTCGTCCACTCCTGCCATTAAATCTCCAAATGATACTAAAAGTTATCTCTATTGATTTTCATTATATTGCCAAGATTTTTTGGCAATTTTGTTTCTCTTATAGATTTTCTTTTATTAATAAGTTTTTCAGATTGCTCTTCTTTTAGAGCTTTATTTACAGGATCTTTTAAGAATTCTTTTCCTTCTAGAATAGACTTAAATTCATCATCAGATGCAAAATTCTTTTCCTTCAACTTCTCTCTTGATTCTCTTATTTTTGATACTGCACTTGGATTTATAAATGATGCTAAATATTCTGCTATTGCAAACATTGATTCTGCTTTTTCTTTTTTATCATTTTGAATCATGATTGAATACCAGATAAGCTGGTCTTTGTTTATACTTCTTATCTTTTCGTCATCTACTGGGCAACTCCATATCTTAGAAAGGGCCCAGATAATTTCTGATTCTGGGCCCTCTGCTATTTTTTTATTTCATTTACTTCTACTTCTTTTCCAGACTCTTCATCAATTTTATTGCAAAATTCATAAAGTTTTTCTATAAGTGAAAGTTGAAAACTAGAAACTACATTTAACTTTCTATCCATTGGATTAGTAATGGATTCATCTTCACATAAATTTTCAACTGGAACTTCATTTATTGTATTTATATGAGTAACAATTGATAAAATTTTTGCGTCAACAAATTTTGATGCATTGTCAGATAATAATATTTTTTCTATAATATATTTATTATCTTGAATTGTAAGGCTCTTTAAGCCTATTTCAAATCCAGAGATATTTATCTTTTTTTCTATTCTTCCTAGAAATATAAGATCTTTTAGAGTTTTTAACTCTTGTTTTGGTTGTACAGCCTCTTTTGGCTGTGGCTTTACAATAGCTGCTTCTACTTTTGACATGTTTATACCCTTTGCTAAATTATACCAAATAAAAACCCCTCATTTAGAGGGGTTTTTTGTAAATATTTTAGCTACTTAGAATGCTGCTTTGATTAAACCTGGGAAGTCCAAGCTTCCTCTGTAGGTTCCATAATCAGCAGCCTGCTCAACTGCATCAATCTGTCTACCTTCAGATCCCAAGTCTCTTCCGCCTCCGACTCCCTGACTTGAAGCAACTGGTGCTCCATTTCTTTCGGTGCTTATAGACTCAACTTCTATGTTGCAATTTTCTGTTATTAGATAGTTATCTGCAGAAAATGACTTTCCAAGTGATTTAAACCAGCAGTTATGATAGGTAGTTACTATTGCTCCACCCTCATCTTCTGTTCCGGTAAATCTATCAATAACAACTATATCAAAAGGAATTCTTTGAGCATGAATATTTCTGAATCCTCTTGCCATAGACTCTGGAAGAGATAGACCATCAAAGTATATTCTCTGCACTGAAAGGTCTACTGTTGCGACACCAGATGGAACTATTTCTATGGTTCCATCTGTTCCAACTTCTTTAATTCTTTGAGTTGGTCTTGATTGACTTTCTTGAAAATTCTGAATTGCTCCTACTGGTTGATTATTTACATAAACAATAACCTGTGTGCTTAGACCGGTTCTTGTTTTTGCACCAGTGACTGCCTCAGAGTCAAACAAAGTTCCTGTATATGGATAAGATGCCATTTTTTACTCCTTAAACTACTCCAACTTCTATATCAATAAATACGAAGTTGATTGGGTATGCCGGTACAAATTGTAAGAATACATTTAACTGTCTTGGATCTACCTTATCTCTTGCAACTCTTATGTTGGAGAATGAGGTTATTAAGCCTTGTGATGAAAGACCTGTCATGATTGTCTTTACCTTTGCAGACATCAAGCTTAGAGTATCTGGACCCTGAACTCCACCAATAAATGATTTTAGTGAATTTCTTAGAACCTGCTTTACTCTATCTCTAATAAACACTATTGATACTTCCTCTTCCTCTACAATTCCTGACTGACTTGTAGTTCTTCCGGCTAGTATCTTTCCACCACCTGGTATTGGCTGAACAACAGTTGCACCTTCTCCACCAAGCTTGTCTAGAATTATAGGTCTATATACTTTATCTCTTGTTAAGGAGAATCCGGTGAGGGTCTTATTTGTTATTGGAATTGATACATTCTGATTTGCAGAAAGAAGACCAGCTACTGCTGCTGCCATATAGAATCCATGTAGCTGTACATTAGTGCCTGATACGTTTCTTACTACTGAATCTGGATATAGGTATACTGCTCTGCTGCTATCATATGAGTTGCTCAACTTATAATCTGCCAAGTCTTCTACGTCTCCAGATAGAAGCTCTAGAGGATCATCTCCTTGAATTCCCTCTATTATTCCAATATCTTCTATTGCAACTTCTTTTATGCCTAAGATTGCATCAGTTGATAGACCTGACTGAGCGCCTATTATAGCAACTCTTTCTTTTCTGTTTGCAATAGATGACATTGTCTCGCAATGAGTTACTGCTGACTGGAAAATGGCTGAAATTGTGCTAGATGGAAGTGGAACTATAATCTGTGCATCTACCGCCTCTAACTTCTCAAAGGCTGAGAACCAATTTGTATCATAGAAGCTTGAATCATTTTCATCAATATAAGTAATTCTGATTCCATCTCCCTTCTTTATTGTTCCGCTCTTTACTAAGTCTTTATGTAGCAATAATGATGCGCTTACATTTGTAGTATTCTCTCCCTTTACAAAGAATTGAATATTTACAAATTTATCTGATACTGTTAGAGTGTTTGACTGAGCACCAATTACAACTGCTTTGGTATCAGATGTAATGCTATCTATTACAATCTCTGCAGTTTCTGTTACGCCTACTCCAGTTCCATATAGCTGCTCTGATATGTCTGCAACGCTTGTATATACAGTTCCTGTTAGGGCGTCTTCCATTGATTCAATTACTATTGTTGAACCTGCATGATCTCTATCAAGATTTATAAATAAGCTTGAGAATGTGGTTCCTGACACTCCTGCTGTGAGAACACCATCTTCACCAGTAAACAATGTATTTGTATCGCTATTTACTATTGTATATGAGTATGGATTTTCGTCTCCAGATACAAATGCCAACTGCTGAGCATCAGTCTCTAGCTGACTATTATAAAAATCAACTTTGTTTGGGAATATCTGAGTTTCAACTCCATCTCTCTTTACAAAGATATTTACTCTTGTATCTTGTGATGGTCTGCCCTTTAATAGTCCGGTTGTTGGAGCTGGAATTATAAATCTTAAATCTTCCAGACCGCATAGTGAATCATCTGCTACACCACCTGATGACAAGCATCCTGTAAAGCCACCTACGCCTGCTGCGTTGATTTGTGATAATAATGTTGCTGATGTTCTTCTTGGAATTGAAGGCTTACACTGTACGGCAAGTATTGCTGGTGCACCATTTTCAAATGCAATCTGAGCGCCAAGTGATAATGTATTTTCTACTGATGGAAAGCCATGCTTTGCAAAAAGTGATTCTGCATCTGTAAATAATTCTGGATCATTTAGATCTGCTTCATATATATATTTTGCAACAAGCTTATTGCCTGGTCCCATTGCTCTTGATGATACATCAATAAACAATCTGTCACCAACTTCGAAAGGAATTGCTCCCTCTTGGATTCCGGCTTGGATTATTCCGTTTGTCTCTACCATGTAGAAGGTTAGATCTTCATAGGCAAGACCTACCAATGTATCTGTTGCTTCCTGTGAAGGATAAGCAACACCTGCCTCTCCATATTTCTCAACTCTTACTGTGGTACCTGATGTTACTTTTGTTATTAAGAATTTTCCTCCAGCAAAGTTTCCTGCTGGGCAAACAACCAAAAGCTTTCCTACATCAAGTCCTGTAAAATTTCCGCCCATTGTCTGATCAACAAAGGCATTTATAGCTCTAATCTTCCAATCTACTGTATCACCAACGCTTCCAAGTGTATCTGTTGATACAACTACTGTTGTAGTTACTGTTCCAGAATCATATGACATTGATGAAATCTGTCCATATGTTCCATCGCTTAGAACCAAATAGTCTCCAACTAGAGCTTGTCCATCAGACACCAAATCTGCAGGAATTGTTACGGTGTTTGTTGTTGCTGGTGTTGCTCCGCCATCTGCTACTGGTGATGCTAATCCATAACCATCTGATGATACAACTACATATCCATCTACTGATGGATCTGCGTTTCCTGCAACTGCACCATTTGATGATGTAAAATATGTACTATGAAAGAATATTGGACTTCCAGCGTCATCATATACTTGACCTGATGAAGATCCAGTTACTGAAAAGGTTGCTCTGCCTGGAACTGGTGAACCTGATGAGTCTCTTACTACTGAAACGCATTTTAGTGTCCATCTTTCTGTTGGGGCTGATGAGTCAACTATATCTACAGTCTGGCATGATTCAGACTGTGAATCTGGAATTGTTCCATTTCCAACATTGGTTCCGCTTGCTGAGTATACCTTTCCATTTTGGTCTTTAATTGCTGCCTTTTGAAGCTCAATGCAGCCTGTCTCTATATCAATTCTGTAATCATATTCAGATGATAATACAGACTCATCAACAGCTTCTTCTTTTCCAAATAGTTTTGTACCATTTAGGTACAATTCTGTTCTACCAGATACAACTGGGAATCTTGATAATTTAAAATATCTGCTTTCGCCACTTCCACTTGGAGAGCATGAAGAAACTCCATCTTCACCGCCACCTATTGCGGACTCTACAATAACTTCCTCTCTCATTCCTTCGCCCATAATAGCAGCAACTCTTAGGCCGCCAGGAATGCTAGCTGCCTTAGAAATTACCCTATCCCTTGCGAATGCGCCAGGTTGAATGTATCCTGAAATACCTGGAATATTAGCCATCAAATCCTCCGATATGCTTTACAATAATTTTATTATTATTAGTAGTTATAATTAAAAACATAGTTATGTTATCTGTGTAATTTCTAATATATCTCTATACTTACTAGTAAGTTCAGGTGACAAAGCAGTTGTTCCAGGCACTCTGTGAAAAGTTGGTTCAATTTTTAAAACTATTTTTTCAACTAAATTATCTATAGGTATTTCAGCTCTCCACTCAGAGAGTGTACTCAGTGTTATACTAGTATTATATACATAATCATTAGCATATGCCTCTGCATTTTCAGATCCAATATTTAGCCTTGTTATTACCAATCCAGATGCTCTTAATTCGTTAAATAATGTAAACTGTAATATAAGTGAGGTTATATCAACAAGTTCATTCAACTCTGATAAGCTTTCTGAAAAGATTTGAATCTCAAATGATAACTCCCATCTTCCAGAATAAACTCTATGTGTTGGCGTTGATATATTTCGTCTTCCACCAAATTCATTTGTAATGACATCGTGTCTATACTTTAATGTCATATCCTGATTAAATGAGTTTGGCTTATAAGATCCGCCGGATGCTTTTACTATTATTGCTGGATAAAATTTTGTTTCATATCTATAAGAATCTGATATCAATATTTTTGTTGTCAGTGGTGAGTCAATTGTCAGGCCTGTCAAGTCTGGTGTTAATGGATAGCCATATTGATCATCTCTATATGTATAGATAGAATCTGATCTAAAAACTTTTCTAAGTCCATCAATAAGTAGAAACTTTGGATGGACTATTGCTGTTTGCTGTATGATATGGTTATCATTATAGTAACTTGAGTAGACGATATGGTCTCCATTCGTCCCAAGTCCTGGCAAATTGATCTCATCTATCATCAGTCTTACCTCTCATATGCAAAGGAATATACATTTCCTTTTCTATATCAGAAAGATTAGATATACATTTTTTTATGTAAAAAATAAATTTATCTAATTCTTCTTTATCTTCTAGTTTGTCTTTGTCAATTAAAAATTCATATTTAAAATTAACCTCTGCAACAACTTTGTTTACATCCCTATTTGATAAAATATTTCCAGAGGTTATATTTACATTTTTTTCATCACTTATTAGTGAAGTCTTTTTAGATAATTTTGTTTTAATATAGTTATTGATAGTATTAACTGTTGAGGCTAATATTTCGTTTATTGTTTCATTTGTTTTTATTGAAATTGAAAACATTATTTCACCTCAAATTCTTTTACATTATTTGGTATGCTTATATTTTTATTTATTGGTTTAAATTTTGAATGAATATATTGCATTGAATAAGTTCCAGCTGGAAGTCTGAAATCCCAGTACCCATCATTATTTGATTTTGCAGATTTAATAAGCTTGTTTTCATTATCAAATATATTAACAACAACATCTTGAACAGGCTCTCTCATTCTATTTACTATATATCCAAATACCTTTACAGAACCAAGAACTAATTTTTCTGGCTTTCCAACATTAACACTTTCATCATTGGCTGATACAGCTTCAACTGGATTTACAGGTTGAGCCATAGGCTTTTGCTCTATAAGATTATTCCCTACTTTATTTATTTTTGTAATTTTATTATTAAGTATTTTTATATTGTCATCTATTGCTTGTAACTTTTTTTCAAATAATTCAAATTTTTCATAAAGATTATAAATTATATCTATAGCTGAATATTCTTTTTCCATTTTTATCACCAGCTATATTTTAATCAGCGGTAGTGTTGCCGACAATACTAATTTCATATTCGAAGATTGTAATTGCAGTAGATGGATTTGTAAGCGTATAGTTGTCGGAGATTCCAAATATTTCATAATTACCTAATGTTACATTTCCAACATTTGTAGAGCATTTTTTAAATATATTTGAAGATACTATAATATTTCTTATTGAATAAGATCCAGAGTATGATATTAAGCAGCCTAATGCAGCCCATTCAGTACCAGAATAGCTAAAGAAACAGCTATTTACAATTAAGGATCCAAATTGCGGAGTATAAGGAGGGGTATGAGCCCCGCCAAATGCTATCGGTATTTCCTGCCTGGCTCCGTCTAATAGTGCTGGATCATTTGTGGTACTTCCTTGCATGGTTATATCTCCAATAAAGTTTATATTATTAAACTTATAAGATGCAAATTCTGAATCATTTGCATATTGAAGAATTAAAAAGAAAAAGTTAAAATAACTATTAGAAAGTGAAGATATACTCTGTGGAGTTAAACATGTTAGATTTGATATTGAAACTCCGTAAATAATATCTTCAGATTGATAATAGTTTGTATTAGATGGAGAGCCTATTGCAAATGCTGCATTTTGATAATCACCCTCTGAAAATGAAGATGTTGGTGAGTTTGAGTTATCCAGCATTTCACTAGACTTTGTTATTATTGTGCCTGGCCCACTTCCAGATATAGATATATCAAAATCTAACCATATTGTTTCATCTATTGTATATGTTCCATTTTTTATTAATATTGATGGTATGGAATTTGATTCCCATATTTTTTTGTATACTCTTGCGTAATCTACAGCCTTTTTTATTGAAGTAAAATGTCCAGCAGATTCTTCTTCTGCTACAATTATTTCATTTATTTTTTTATCTAAATTAGCTATAGTTTTTCTTAAATCTATAATATCAAAACTAGATGCTATATATTTTGCATAAGAAATATAAGCAACTTTTAACCCATAAAATGGAGAAACATAGTTAAGAGTTGATGGCTCTTGCACTTCTTGAGATACCCTTAAGCATCCATTTTTATCTATAGCAATATAAAAATTCAAGCCATCATGTACAAATGGAAGCTCTTCTACTCCATCAAACTTGTATCTTATTCCTGATACATAAGCAAATCCTGCCGATATGCTTATTGTGCACTCTGTTGTAGTTACATCTGCTATGGTTACAGAAAGCCCATTTACTACACCATCACCTCTTAATTCTGATCTTGGACCTTCTACATATTTTTCTATTAAAGATGGTGATATTATTATTTCATTTGTAGTTCCAGTTATTCTTTTGTCTAATACAGATGGAACGCCTATATTTGAATCGCCTAATATAAAGCCTAAAGATGTAGAATACAATATTCTTGATAATAAAAAGTTTCCATAAGCTAACTCAGATACTCCCGTTATAGTAACTGATGTATCTGATGATGGAAAGCCTCCAGTTACATTTACTTTGTAAAATGAAGCACCATCTGGCGATCTTACAGCGTACTCTCCTGAACTATAAATTTTATCGCCAGAAGAAACATCGGTTCCGTTATCTACCGTTGCAATTCCTGCTGATGAAATAGTTAATATATCTGAAAGACCTATTGAATAGTTTTTAGATATATCAGTTATTGCTCCATAAAAAGATGAGCTGTGCAAAGATCCCTCTATAGATGCTCTTATGCTGTATCCAAATTTGGATTGCTCAGTCATAAATATATCTACCAAAATAGACCCATCTGGACCAACTATCTCGGAGAATTCTAGCGCTTCTAATGAAACTGTTCCTCCGTAAATAAATAGCTTGTCACCTGTTGCTATATTTCCAGTAAACAAATAATCTTGATCATCTAAAACTATATAACCGCTATAAACCTCTGAAACTCTATAAGTTCCAATATTGTCTATATGACATAAGTTTCCAACTTTTATTCCAGCTTGCAAAGGATTTATAGTATTAAATAATACATTGTTTGTTCCAACTACAAGCTCAACGTCAGATGATGTATAGCTTGATACAAAGCCAGGATCAGAAATGGTTATTCCATTTATCAAAATTGAATTTCCATAACTTCCATAGACTTCTTTATCTACAAAATTAGAGAAACCAAGCTGAGTTGAAGCATCGTTTGTATTGCTTTCTTTTATTTTTATATATCTATTTAAAGTTGAATCAATCCATGTAGGTATTAAATGTGAAATTGCAATTTCATAACAGCTAGAAACTCTTTGTTTATATGCAAAAGCAGGAATTCTGTTATCTGAAAAATAAGTATTTAGTGACCATACAATGGTATCAATTGTTTGGGCTGGCTTTAAAACGTCATAAACATCAATTGAATAAGTTGAGCCATCTATTTCAAAGTTTAAAAGCTTTACTGATGAATTTATTTTTTCTGGGCAAATACCACTAGATATAACAGTTGCAGAATTTGGATGTGCAACTATTATATCTGGCGTATTTGTTCTGCTGTATCTTGGCCTTACTGTTGTATTATAAGCATTTATATTTGAATATTGGTATGGATTTTTTACAACTTTTAGCGAAGAAGTTTCTATTGAATTATTTTTTGTACCACCTAAAATAGTTATTGTTTCTAAACTTCCACTTCCATCTAAGGAATAATCTAATATTAGATATTCTCTATCATCAGTAATATCAAAAGAATTTGATAAAATTGCTATATCAAACTTCTCTATATCGTATAACAATGCTTGAGGAGTAGAAAGAGTTATAACTTGTAATGATGTATTATTTGCAGAATAACTTACAACTGAGCTTTCTAGTATTAACTTTCCATTTAAATTATTTAAAATATCTATTGCTTTAAAATGCCTTGGAATTCCATTTGAATTTGTTGCAAGAAGATTTGTTTTTAGCAGAATAGATTCCTTGCTTGCAAGATCGTCTATAGCTCCTTGAACGTTTACTGATGTAATTGAAGATGATGTTTTTGAATTATCATAATATATTTGCAATGCATCATGAACTCTGTTATCTTGAGATGTGCTTCCTGAAAAGTTAACATGTGAATTAAAAAAATCATTAATAAATTCTTCTAATGATCCACCTATAAATGACTGCAATGCCGTTGTACTTTCTGCTGCCGTATTTGCCAATACATATATATTTCTAGAATTATGCCTTGATGATGAGTTTGCATTTAAGTGAGAAGATAATTTTGCAGAAATATCAGTTAATGTTTCAATAAAGTTATCTATTTTTTCTTTTACCAATGAATATTCAGTTTGCAAAACTTTTGTTGGAAAATCTAACTTTAGCTTTGCTTCATCTATTGCTGCTACTTTTGATATATTATCATTTGTTATTGGGCCATAAATAATGCCAGCCTTATCTAGAGCTTCTTTTTTTAATGAACCATAAACATCCATTATTCCAGATATTCTTTCTGATACAGTTGAGCTACCCTGTGGATTTATTCCAAGGGTTTTTTCAATTTGAATTATTGCATCTCTTAAAGAATTTATTACATCTGCATTTATCTCAGTTATATTATTTCTAACTATTGGCAATTCCTTTGATGAATCTATTTTTCCTGGAAATAATGATTTTGACATTTTTTATTCCTTTTTTAATACTTCTACACCCTTCCATAGTTTTGTAGCAGGGTCTATTCTTGTGCAGATTAATAATATATTATATTTACCTTTATTATTAACAGTTATTATTAATTCATTTTTATCTTTGTCTACATTTCCATATCCAGCACCAAAATGACCTACTGGAGATATCCAGATCATCTCATTTCCATTTAAATAAGGATGGTAGTCTTCTAGTTTTATAAAATTATCCCCTATTTCCAAATCAAGCGACCATCTGTAAATATTGTCACCAGGAGTATTTGTCTCTACCGTTGAGTGTGTCAAATACATATTATTCTTGCTTGGATCTGGATGCTCTATTTTAAATGCCTTTACTGCCGCAGAAACAGTTCCAGCTACATCAAAATCGCCTGCTACATAAACGTTATTTGTAAACTGAGCAAGATTCTTTACAAGAAATAATAATGTATCTATAGTTACAATTGGTCCGCTTGCATATATTCCGCCAGACGCTGTAAGAATTCCAGTTATATCTACTGTTGAATTAAAATTTGCAGCATCATTAAAGTTTGCAGCGGCATTAAAGTTTGCTTCGTCATTAAATGTTGCTATTCCGTCAGCTGTTATAGCTGCTGAAAAATTAGCTAGACCATTAAAGGTTGCTGGTGCAGTAACTGTAAAGCCAGCGCTACTAGCCTCTATAGAATCCGTTACTGATAGTGTTCCATCCAAAGATATTGTATCGTACCCTATGCTTACATTTCCATTCCATAATAAATTATTTAAATTATTTAAAATAGCTAATCCATCAGACGAGTAGAATGTACAATTAAATAATGATGTTATTTTTCCACTATTATTAAATATAACTGGACCATTATTTAATATTGCTCCTGGATTTGTTTTTATTAAAATTGATGGATAAGCAAAATTATTGACCTGGCCTCTTGCAAAAAATTGGTTTCCAGAAATTGTAATATTTTGATATGAAACTCCAGAGTTTGACAAGTCTATAAAACAATTATCAAATGTACAATCTTTAATTGAGAAATTTCCTACTGATCCAGATGTTACATCATCTGTTTCTAGAAAAAATGCATTTGCATTATTAAAATAATAAGAAGTTGCAAAAGTAGAAACATATTCAATATTTGACCAATCAAAATATATATTTTCTATCTTTAGATATTGAAAGTTTTCATTTGTATCTCCCGCAAGAGAAACTTGAGGATCTAGATACAAAATTGTTGAATTTTTTATTTTAAAATCTTTTAGCAATACTGAATCTGAATTTAGCTTATCACTAGAGAATGGTGCATGATAAGAAGAAGCACCGCTTCCTATTATAACTATGTATCCCTTGTTTTTTGCATCATTAGCTCTATCATCACCGCTTTCTGGATAATCATTATAAACATTTATAATGTCTAATACTGAAGAATCTCCTTCTCCAATAATTTTAACAGGAAAGTCAATTAAAATTCCTGATTCATCAGATGAGTTTATAAATGACTGATTTGATGCAAGACCATAATCTATTCCAACATCAACAACAATCTTATGCGTTCCGGCCTTTAGTAATACCTCTGGAGTACCAGCGTCTGGAAAAAGCTGTGAAAATCTTTTTGCATATTTTATTGCTTTATTTACACTTGTAAAATGACCAAGGCCGGCCTGAGGACTTACCGTTACTGAATTAATTAATTTTAAATCTAAATCATTTATAAATAATCTTTGATCAATTATAGAAGTTTCCCAACCATTATATTCTATAGTTCCAATTATTGCATATTCATCTTGATTTATATAAAATGTACAGTCAGATAGGTTTGCAGAATCTGCAATTATTATTCCATCACTATTTATTGCAATAATAATTTTATCAAAATCTGCATAATTTAAATTAGTTGACCAATCTGTTATTGCATCAAGTTTAAATCTTTTTCCATTTATATATGCAATTCCAGAGGAAATTGATACTATATATTTTCCTGTTATTACGTCTAAAGAAACAGATAATAGCTCAAGACCTCTTGAAACTCCATTTGATCTTGTTTCTTTATAAGTTATTTCTTGGAAGTCTTTTTTAACTTTTTTGGAAACCTGATCTAAAGATATTGAACCAGTATCTAGATATCTTGCTATATAAGGAGTTCTTTCGGGACCGCCCTCTATCCTTCCATTTGTTGCATAAAAAGATGCAGTTGCAAGTGATAGTACATTTTCATAACTCTTCTTTTCATAAATTGTTACTGCAATCTGCAATGTTGTAACACCTAGCGATGTTACATATCCCAATATATCAGCACCATTATATATGTATAATTTTATAATTGAATCATATTCATTATTTTGCAAAGATATAGGATAGTTTTTATAATCAGAAATTTTTATTTTATTTGATGATTCAATATAGCAATATAAATCAAAGCCAATTATTTCAAAGGTTATATTTTTTTCTATTTTATAATTTTCTTGGTTACAATCAATTATTGCAAATAAAGATGAACCTGCAAAAACTGGGGACTGATATTCTGCAATTGTTCTATAATGCAGATTATTAGATTCGTTCAAAACTAACTCAAATAACAATCCCGCTGGTGATCCAGATGTTTTTATAAAGTTATACGAATCAAATGATTGAACATCATTATAAACAATAAATTTTGATGTAACTGAAGACGCTCCAGTCCATGTTCCTCCAGATAGCTGTGAGGAATTTACATAAAGTCTTGTTGAAGTTATGTTTGTTATTATATAACTACCATCATCGCTATCTGTTCCAATTATATTTAAAATATCATTTACTTTTAAATTGTAATTTAAAAAGTTAGTTCCAGATATTGAAGCACCTGATTCCAACAATAATCCTGTCAAATTCATCAATTCATTTAAGCCTTCAAAGGGCTTACCATTGACTACATGTGTTGCACCAGTTGTAGGATAAACCTCTCTATCTTCCCAAATAGAAAAACCTGTTAAATCTATTGCATCATCAACTCTAGTTAGCTTTATATAAGAATCTTTTTCTTTTATATTTAAAACTATAGCAATCTCTGTTTGATCCAGTACTGTTCCATCGACCTTGTAGGCAAACGCTGGCGCTCCAGATTCAGAAAGAGACTCATTCATTGCAGATACAACTGAATCTATTGTTTGATAAGTTTTTAATGAATTATAGCAATCAATTTGATAAGTTTTTCCAGATACCTCTAATCCAATATATCTTTTTGATGATGTTATTGAATTTGTTTTAAAACCAACTGAAACTACACCTGGTGCATTTGGATCTGCAATTTTTACCATATTTGCAGATAGCAATGAAGGAGATTCTATAACTGTAGTTGCCAAACCCCATGTTGGAGTTTTTGTATTTTCAGCTTTAAAAATAGAAATTACGCTTGAACCAGTAGAGTCTTCAGATATATTTCCATATACATAAAATGATTGAACTAGATTGCTAGAATCAAGCTCTATATCTGAAATTGTATAAAAAGAATCTCCAGTTGATAAGTTTACTGATATATAATCATATTCTTTTAGGCCAAATATTTCTTGTGGTGTAATTAAACTTATTTTTGTTTTTCTGGTTGTATTAGATATGCTTGGTTTTAAAAAAACTACTGATAGATTAGAAGCTATACTTGTAGTTGTTTTTGCTAGTGATATTATTCCAGCATTTAAATATCCATTTGAATGGAATAAATCTTGATGTTTAATTTGAGAATTTCTGGCTATTGGAACTAATTCTTCTACAACTGTTTGTAAATCTGCTCCGGCTATATCATCTGAAACATTTGTATTGTCAAAAAATATTTGCTTTGACAAGTGTGAATTATTTTCATTTGTAATATTTGCGCCAGAATAGTTTATATGTCCTGAAAAAATAGATTCTATTGCATCTTGAGCGTTTGTTACTGCAAGCTCTGCAACTGCCAAGTCTGATGGATTTACTAATATTTCAGATATTTTTATTGATTTTCCAGAATGCCTATTTGGAGCGTCAACATAAACATGCGATCCAACCTGAGAGATAACTGCTTCTAGCTCTGCAATTATTTCGTTTAGCTTTGCAGAAACCAATGAGTATTCGGTCTGCAAAACTTTTGTAGGAAAATCTAGCTTTAGCTTTGCCTCGTCTATTGCTGCTACTTTTGATATATTATCATTTGTTATTGGCCCGTAAATAACCCCTGCTGAATCTAATGATTCTTTCTTTATTGATCCAGATGAATCTAGTGACTTTGATAATCTATCTGCAACAGTTCCTGTTGCAGCACCCTGCGGCATTATACCGAGCGTATGCTGTATTTGTAATAAAGCAGATCTTAATGAATTGAGATAATCAACACTTAATTCATTAATATTTCCCCTAATTACTGGTATTTCAATAGATGTATCATATTTTTCTGGATATTTAGATTTTCCCATTAGTTCCTCTATTTATTTTTCAATAGAATCGTCCAACTTATCTGCGGCATAAAGTGATCCTGCTGTTAAAAGAACACCAGATCCAAAAATAATTGCTTTTTTAAAGAAGCCGTCATCTTCTCTTTCTAGCAATATTTTTATTTGCTTGTCTTTTGAATCTATCATTATATCATATTTTTTAGCTTGATCTTCTTGCATGTCTACAACTTTTTTATAGCTATCAATTTGCTTCTCTCTTAAGCTTTCAAGCTTAATATACTCCGATAAAAGTTGTTCTTTTTTTTCTAAATCTTGAATTTTTAATTTAAGCTTTTCTGCTTCTTCAATTGTAAAAACATAAGAATCTTTTTGCAATACTGTTTTTGCAGGCATTATATCTCCTGCAAGCATTATTTTAAAATAAATTAAACTTATCATTTTAAATCCAAAGTAATTTCTTTTAAGGGCTCAACCTCTTCTACCTTATCCGGATCAAATAATGATTCCATTTTCTTTATGTCTATTATCATATAATTTTTATTTCTTAGACCTTCTTTAAATTCTTCAATGCTTTTATCAAATACAACTTGATTTTCTGGGGTTAAATCTTTTGCAAATTTTTTCAAAATATCAATCATTTTACCCTCTCATCAAAAAAATTGTCTAGACCCTGATTTTTGGCCTCGCCTGTTTCTATCTCTTTTATTTTTTCTTTTGTTTTTTCTATTTCTGATTCTAAATCTTTAATAACTATCTTTTCTTCTTCCGTATCTTCCTTGGACAAATCTCCAAATTTTTTATCTTCTTCTTCTAGTAGTTTAATTAACTTCTTTATAAGAATATTATTTTTATCCCAAAACAAAAGAATGGTTGCAACAGAAAGAGCTATTGCAATCATAAATATTTTTATAAATAATGAATTTTTTTTAATCCATTTTTCAATATAAAATTTATTTATTCGCAACTTCTACCTCTTCAGTTTTGTCCTCAGTATCAACAGAAGATTGGTATTTCTTATCAGTCCATCTTCTTGCTACATAAGCAGAAAAAGTTGCCCCAAGATAAACAGACATTAAACCAGAGTCAATTGGTTTTAATTCAATCTTGAAATCTCCCATGGAGACTTCTCCAATAATTGACAGGGCAAAGCAAATAGTTGTTACTGCAAATGAAATTGTTGCAAATGTTAACATTGCATCTTGTTTTTTGTTTGTATTTTTAACCCAAAAACTCACCGAACCTCCTTACAAGATCATAGTTTATAGGATACGTATATACTATATCTGTCTTGTCTAATCTTTTTAGCTTTAATCTTTGTCTTGTAAAATGTCTGAATACCAATTTTTCTTTGGTTACATCCAGCACTTCATAAATATATTCCATATCATTAGTATAGTCAAATCTTAATATTAAGTCTCTATCTCTTACAGCTGGGTTTGGAAGAGTCCAACATGATGGCTCATATTCGACTTGCATATGAGATTGCTGACCAAGTTTTAGATCTTCTGTTGTATCACCAAACTTAACCATTATTCTTCCGTCGACTCTTCTCTTATATTGATATTGGTCATATCCACCCTCAAATGTTGTACCATAGCAATCTTGACATGATTTAACCTTTGGGTGCTGCCTTCTAGCATCCGCACAAGAACAAGTTGTTCCATTCCAGATTCTTCTTAATAAGATTACTGGCTCACCACTTTGATCTAGCAGAACCTCTTCCCTATTTAGCATTCTATCATAAAGATTAAATCCTCTAAATCCGTTAAACTCACCACCCAAATAAGAAGGACAATCATCAACTCCTTGTAAGGTTTTTTGCGGCATTGCTCTGTGATAACCACAAAAATCAAATCCTTGAAAAAACTTCTTTTCTTCATCAGAATAATCTGGTGTTAAAATTCCAATTTCATTTATCTCTCTTTTTATAGCGTATCCATCGCTTCCAGTTGGAGTTATTGTTATTAGATTTGAGTTTTTATCTTGGCAGGCAAAAAACATTTCTACTTTATCACCAGGTATAAACATTGATGGAGGACTTCCGCTCAAGCCTCTTCCGTTGCTTGCTAGAACAAATGTTGTATCAGTTTTTGTTTCGTATCTAACCACTTCTACTTTATTTATAATTAAAATGCCAGAAGCTGGATAGCCAACAGTAGAATCTACATTTATTATTAAATCTGTTGTTGTAGTATTTGATGTTACTTTGCAGGCCTCTGGAACCACATATAGCTGGTCCGACATCATATCCATACCAGATAGGTCAAGTGTTCCAGCATAGACCTCAAATGCCCTTCCAGCGAAGTTATAGGTCCTATTTGTTATTAGTCCAGATACGATGGCGCTGGTTGAAGATGGAATTCCAATATATTTTGGATTTTCATCAAATATTGATAACCTTGACTCTGTTTGATATATTGCAAAGAAAACCTCTCCATTGTATGATCTTGGCAGTGGCCTATGCCATTGTACCTGAACTGAATCTCCTATTCCAAGGTTTGCCACTCTATCAAGACCTCTAACTCCTCCCTCATAAAATATCTGTGGAAATATATCTGGAAGAACTGGCTCTGTTAGCTTTACAGAAAATTTTAATTCTCCAAATAATCTATTTCCAGAAAAATCATCTGCAAAGTATTTTAATTTATATTTTCCATTTTTTAATGGATCTTTTGTATCAATTCTTACAACTACGCCATCTGTGACTTTATTTATTGTAGATTTTGAAGTAATAATATCTAGATCAAAAGATCCATTAGATATTATTTTAATATCATTTAAATATACATTTACTGTGGCAGGATTTACATCATCAATTACATCTTCAAAATAAAGATATATAATTTCATGATTTGCCATTTCTTGTAAATTTTTTGGATTTGAATCAATCAAAACAGGTACTTTTGGTATTGTTTTAAATACATAGGAAAAATTATAGCTTTTGCCATCTAGGTCTTTTGCTTGAATTCTAACAGCAATTGTTGCCCCAAGAGCAAACTGACTAATTGGATCAAATACAAATAATACTGTTTGGTCAATTCTATCAACAGAAGATTCCAATCCGTCAAATTCTGGTAAGAATTCTGCTTCTTTGAAGGCTAGCTCTTCATTAATGTAGACTACAGTTTTTGTTAGATCTAATATTGCAGATTGCTTTTCCACAAGTTGGAAAGCAACTACTTCTGTTGGAGCTACCATTGCTTCTGATGGTGCTGGTGATTGTCCCGCTATAACTATCATGCTATCTCCTACTTAGTCCTAACAATTAGTAGCGTACAATTAATCAATAACTTCTCCTAATAATAGGTTTTTCTTTGTTTTCTTTTCTTTTTTATCTTTTATTTCATGAAACTCAAGAAGCTCATCTACATATTTTTCTGCAGCTTTTGGACCTCTTACTTTTGCATCAAATTTTATTTGCTTTTGAAACGCTTCAATTTCGTCATCTCTATCCAAATATTCTTGGTCCTTATCACTCTTTTTATCGCCATTCTTTTCTTCATTTATATGCTGAAGAACATGAACAAACTCATGGATTACATATCTCATTACTATATTAAAATCCATTTTTAAAACTTTTGGATTTAGATATATGGTTCCATTTATTGTTTTTGCGGTAACATCTATTTCATCAAAATCAAGTGGAAATGCATCAAATATCCATGGACCTATTTTCTTTTCTTTTAAGCATTCTTTTGCAATATCAGAATTTTTCATATGCTTTCTGATCTCTGCAAATAACTTTTGCTTTTCTTCAATTTTACTTTTCATAGCTACTTTTAAAAACATTAAAACCTTCCATTTTAAATGGTACTACGTATAAATCAAAACTCCTCAATTTTAATTTATACGCTCTACCAAAATATCTATATTATTCTTCTTGCTCTCAAGTGCCTTAATCTTGTGAAGGCAGGGTTATTGCTACCTAAGTTTGTGTATGTGCCGAAGGATACCGGCCCTGGACGAATGGAGGCTTTTATAAACTTAAGCCTATCGCGGTAGGTTGTCAACCAATTTTGATAGTGGGATTGTAAAAAATCTCCAAGGGCTGGTGGCTGGTAGGAGATACCTCCATCGCTAATTGTAAAGTCTCTACCCTTTTCTACTAAGGCTTGCGATGCAAGCGCAACAACATAAGCGCCTTCTACGATTATGTTTGCAAAAGTTTTATAAATTATTTGATCGGAAAAAAGATAGGATGTAAAGAATGGGGTAGAATTAAATTCGGATAAGGACTGGCACAGGAAGCACACCAATATTTCATCGGAAAATACGTTACAATCCTCGGTAACAAGTTCTCCATAAGAGTCGTAGACGAATGCTCCAAACTTATCTCTTTTTGGTTTTTTACCATCGGAACGTAGCCTTGCTTTTAAGAACTTTAAAAGAACATTTATTCCTTCAAGCTCCTGCTGTGAAAAATCAAACAGTACATCGTCACCAAGCTTAACCTCACCTATTGGTACTGAGCTTGCTTCGTTTACAACTAAAAATGTAAACTCATTTAATACTCTGGATCCATCAATATATCCATCCCATGTGTCTTTCCACATTCCAATTGTGGAACCTGATGGAACCATATAAGAGTATTTGTATACACCGTCAGATGTATTTGTTATTCCTGCAGATGTTGTTGTAACTAATATAGCACCATTTTGATCAGCAATCTGAATTGTTGGAAAATTATCGGTATTTGATGGAGCTCCATCAAACCCGTAAAATGTAACAGTCAAATCTACAACTTGACCTATAACTGCTCTTCCTCTTGAATTTGCCATTTTTTAACTCGCTACTGCTCTAGGTGGTGTTTTTGATACAACTTTTATTACACTATCATTTACAGTAAAATTTTCAATTGTATTATAATCCTTTCCTCCATATGTAATTTTTGAAATTACAATGTAGTCGCCAATTGTTTTTGGTGTATAATCTAAATAATATATAGAAGAATTTTGATGTGTTGCCGTCATTGTTTTTGGAAATCCAGCTTCTATCATGCCATTTGGCAATATAATTCTTTCTATAATTGGAACAACTCCAAGCAATGGAGTTCCATCAATTGTTACATTTATTGGAATTCTTACTTTTGCTCCTAAAAAATAACTTCCTAAAGCCATAGGTTATTTACTCCTTTATATATTTTATTATTAAGCTATTGTCATTTGATACAAAAGTTATTTCAGGGATAAATGTAAATGATTGTCTATCAGAATTTTCAACATATTCATGAGATTCTCTTAATAATAACCCGTTATAATGAACTTCAAGTGTATTTTGTTTAAATCTGTAGGATGTATTATAAGTTTGAACTCCGGCACTGAAAAAAGAAGTTATATCTTCTTTTATATATTCTTGGGCTGTTTGCCCTGTAGTAATATTAATTGTTGCCACTTTATTAATTTCCCATATTATAGTAATTAATATTACTAATAATATTAATATGAGGTTTTAAAATGTCAAAAATAGGAATAATATGCGACAATGTAACTCAACCATGGGTTGATGGCGCAGATCAGAGTGCTTATTTTTTAAGCAAAATATTAAAAAAACTAAACTATGATGTAGATATTGTTTCATTTTATAGAGATATTTCCTTCTTTGAAGAAGAAACAAAAAATTTAAATTATTCAAAAATAAAAGATTATGATTTATTTATAAATTGTAGCAAAATAAATCAAGATGATATATTTAATCAAATATCTTCAAAAGGTAAAAAAATAATTTTAAATATACATCACAATATGATTATGAATCAATTTGAGTCTGTTACTAATAAAGAACTAAATTCTTCTTTATCAAAAACAAATTTTTCAAATGCATATAAAATATGGACCCAAGAAGCACATCAGGATTTTTCAAGCTTAATGTCAGCAATGACAAGGACTGAAGTAGACACTATACCATTTTTATGGGATCCTGATTTTTTAATAAAATATGATAAAGATTATCACAAAGATTGTGAATTAAAATCAAAAGATCAATTAAAAAAAGTTGGAACAATTGACTCTAATTATAATTTTTATAAAACATCAATTATTCCAATTGGAATAGCAGAGGGTCTAAACAATACCAATCCAGAGCTTTTAGAACTATTTTACATTGGATCTATAAATAAAAAATTAGATAATAAAATGTTTAAAAGCTTTTATGACAAACTTGATATTGTAAAAAACAAAAAAATATTTGCTCACAAAAGAATTCCATTACACACCCTTCTTTCAAATAATGTACTAAATACATTTGTTGCTCACCAGGTAGCCAATGATAATAGCTATTATTATTTAGAAGTTCTTTTTTACAAAAGACCTTTAATTCATAATAGCAATTCTTTTAAAGACGTTGGTTATTTTTACAATGATTTTGACGCAATAGAAGGCGCAAAACAATTAAAAAAAGCAATATTAAATTTTGATTATAAAAATCATAAAGATAGTTATTTAAAGAAAATTGAAAAGCATTCTACTGATAACAAAGAAAATCAAGCAAAAATTGAAAATTTAATTAAGGAAGCAATAAAATGATAAAAAAAATTGGAGTAACAACAAATGACTCAAGCAAAATATGGTCAAATGGTCTAAACCAAAATTGTTATTTTTTAATAAAACTTTTGCAAAATATGGGATATGATGTAGTTGCATTAACAAGATCCGAAGAAGAAAATACATATTTTATGGATATCAAGCAAGAAAAGCTAACTCTTGATTCAATAGATAAATATTTCTTAATTTTAGAAGCAGCTTACATGATAGAGACTAGCACTGTAAATGTATGCTTAAAAAAGAATATTAAAGTTGTTTCTATAAACTATGGAAACTCTTTATTTTACTTAATAGAAGGAATGTTGCACAATCCAGATTCTGGAGTTGGAATACACAGAGAAGGCGTTGAGACCTGGATATCACCACATTATGAATTTTATAGATCATTTGTTGAGGCAACAAGCAAAGCAAAAGTAAAAATACTTCCTTATATTTGGGAGCCTTGGTTTATCAATGGAAGTTTAAAACCAGAATTTAACATAAAAGAAAAATTTTCAGACTCAACAAATAAAAAAAATGTAGCTTGTCTTGAACCAAATATAAGTATATCAAAAAACTATATAACACCACTTTACATAGCTGAGTCTTTAGAAAGAGAAGATAGCTCAGTAATAGATACTATGTATTTATATGGATCAAAACATCTTGAAGAAGATCCAAATTTTAAAAAAACAATAGAATCAACTGATTTGTTTAGAGCTAAAAAATTAAAACCAGAATTAAGATATTCTTTAATAAAATTATTAGACCAGAAAAAATTTGGTGTAATAGTATCTAATCATTTTTATAATGATTTAAACTATGTAACATTAGAGTCTTTATATTTAAATTATCCAATAGTTCATAATAGCGAATTTTGCAAAGAAGCCGGATATTTTTATCCAAAATTTGATGTAAACATTGGAAAAGAAAAATTAAAACAAGCAATTCAAACAAATGATCATATGTCTCAAAAATCATTGCATGCTGCAAAAGAAGTGCTTTGGAGTTTTTCAATTAAAAATCCAAATGTACAAAAGAAGTACAAGGACTTAATAAAAGCAATATAACAAAAAAGCGCCCAACTGGGCGCTTTTTTATAATGGTTCAAATGGATTTTTTCTTGGAGCAACAGGCCTTGGAGGATATCCCATAAAATCATCTTTATTTATAAACATATCATCACCAGGTTGCATGTTTTCCATGTGCCACTTTTCAGCCCATTTAACATATAGTGCAATCCACTTTCTTAGTCTTAACAAGTCTTGAAAGCTTTCAGTATCTTTTGCACTATTGTATAGTTCCTCATATTGATGAAGTATATCAGAATAATGAGAAGCTCCATCAATAGCAGCTCTTTCTTCTGAAAGTATTTTCACAGACTTTGTAAAGATTGGCATTATCTGCCCTCTAGCCTTGCCATAAACTCCTTAGCCCTAACAGATGGGTGATTAGGGTCTATTGGTGGACTTTGTGGTGCAACTTCTTGCTTTACAGGTTCAGAAGACTCTATATCCTTTAGAGTTGGTAGAATCTCGCTATATACTTGTAATCTAATTGATCCATCATATTTTGCATCAAATACCTTTGTTATTTCCTGCAATCTTCCTTCCATAAAATCACTAATACAATCAAAATATCCTTCAGAATAAGCCTGTGCTTTTACAGCCTCAATTCTTGAGGACTCTATTTTTGAAATTAAACTTTTAACTTTTGAATCTTTGCTCATGTAAAACCTCTCAAGTATTCTACTTCTTGCAAAAAACAAAAACAAAAAAGGGTGGCAGTTACCTGCCACCCTTTGCTCAGCCTAAGTTAATTAGGCGTGTAGCTTGTTGTACTTGATTGTTACAATGTCAGTTGATAGTAGTGCAAACTTGAATACAACTCTGAACTGTGGTCCAGTTGCATTTCTGTAGAATGCATAATCACCTGATGTGAACTTGGTTGCATCGACCTTGGTATTGTCGCCTGCATCTAGATCACCAGTACCGAATACCTTGAAGTTTGCGCCATCGAACATTGGGGTTAGTAGTAGGCCGTTGACGTATAGTTCAAAGCTTACTGGTACCTTGCCTGCTGTTGCGATTGGATCAATTACCTGCTCTAGGTTGAATCCGTTTAGGGTGGTCTTGCCTGCGCCTACTGCTACAGTTACTAGCTTGTATGCATCGGTTGCAGTAAATGTACCTGAGAATACTCTCATTGTACCATTTGATGATAGAGCTAGATCTGCTGCTGCTCTGATTGAAGCTTCTGCTGCTAGGTTTGCAGTTAGTACTGAGTCTGCTGCAATTCTTGCGTTCTCTTCAAATAGGTCTGCAGCCATTCTCTGTGAGATTTCTACATTTAGATTTGAAGTTAGTACTGAGTCTGCTGCAATTCTTGCTGTCTCTTCAAATAGGTCTGCAGCCATTCTCTGAGAAATCTCTACATTTAGGTTTGAAGTTAGTACTGAATCTGCTGCAATTCTTGCTGACTGCTCAGCTGCCATTGCTGTAGATCTTGCTGCTACTTCTACTGCTAGATCAGAGGTTAGTACTGAATCTGCTGCAATTCTTGCTGAGATCTCGGCTGCCATTGCAGTTGATCTTGCTGCAACTTCGACTGCTAGGTCTGAAGCTAGAGCTGAATCACCAGCAATTCTTAGTGAGATTTCTGTTGCCATTGCAGTTGATCTTGCAGCAACTTCTACTGCTAGATCTGAAGTTAGTACTGAGTCTGCTGCAATTCTTGCTGACTGCTCAGCTGCCATTGCTGTAGATCTTGCTGCTACCTCAACTGCTAGGTCAGATGCTAGAGCTGAGTCTGCTGCTGATCTTGCTGTTGATTCTGCTGCAATTGCTGAAGCTCTTGTTGAGACTTCTACTGCTAGATCTGAAGCTAGAGCTGAGTCTGCTGCTGATCTTGCGGTTGATTCTGCTGCGATTGCTGAAGCTCTTGTTGAAACTTCGACTGCTAGGTCTGAAGTTAGAACTGAGTCGCCAGCGATTCTTGCTGCTTCCTCTGCTGCAACTGCTGAGGTTCTTGCTGAGATTTCTGCATTTAGTGAAGAAGTTAGAGTTGACTGAGCAACTGAAACTGCTGCTGTTGCATAATCTGCTAGTTCCTTGTAGTTAGCAAATTTTACTACTGAGTGGCTGGTGATGCCTGGTAGTGCTAGCTTGCCTAGTGCTGCATCTGCTGCACCTTCTACTAGTACGTAGGTATCTGCGCCAGTCTCATCGTAGTATGCCCAACCTACTGGGCTTACGCCTGCGTTGGTTACTGGATCTAGAATGGTTAGTACGCCTGCATTGATTGTCTCAACGTGAGTTGGATCTGACTCAATTGCGCTCTTGATTGCTGATAGTACTGCTGACTCGTCAGCACCACTGATAGCAGCCTTGAACTGTACGCCCTTGGTTAGACCTGCCTCAACTCTGTCAATTCTTAGGTCTAGTGCGCCAACATCAGAGATTCTTGCTGATACTTCTACTGCTAGGTCTGAAGCTAGTGCTGAATCACCAGCAATTCTTGCTGACATTTCTGCAGCTACTGCTGTTGATCTTGCTGCTACTTCAACTGCTAGGTCTGAAGCTAGTGCTGAATCTGCTGCTGATCTTGCTGTTGACTCTGCTGCAATTGCTGATGCTCTTGCTGAGACTTCTACTGCTAGATCTGAAGTTAGTACTGAATCTGCTGCCTTTCTGTCAGTCTCTTCTGCTAGAACTGCTGAAGCTCTTGCTGAAATTTCTGCATTTAGGTTTGAGGTTAGTACTGAATCACCAGCAATTCTTGCTGACATTTCTGCAGCTACTGCTGTTGATCTTGCTGCTACTTCTACTGCTAGGTCTGAAGTTAGAACTGAGTCACCAGCGATTCTTGCTGACATTTCTGCAGCTACTGCTGTTGATCTTGCTGCTACTTCGACTGCTAGATCAGATGCTAGTGCTGAATCTGCTGCTGATCTTGCGGTTGACTCTGCTGCTACTGCTGAGATTCTGTTTGATACTTCGACTGCTAGGTCTGAAGTTAGAACTGAATCACCTGCAATTCTTGCTGCTTCTTCTGCTGCAACTGCTGAGATTCTGTTTGATACTTCTACTGCTAGGTTTGAAGTTAGTACTGAATCGCCTGCAATTCTTGCTGACATTTCTGCAGCTACTGCGGTTGATCTGTCTGCTACTTCTACTGCTAGGTTTGAAGTTAGTACTGAATCACCTGCAATTCTTGCAGTCTCTTCTGCTAGAACTGCTGAAGTTCTTGCTGAAATCTCTGCTACGTCTGCTGTTGATCTTGCTGCTACTTCTACTGCTAGGTCAGATGCTAGTGCTGAGTCGCCTGCAATTCTTAGTACGACTTCGTCTGCTAGGTTCTGATCTACTGTTGACTTGTGTGCTACAACTGCGAAGTCTACTTTTAGACCACCAGTTGCGTTTACTGATAGACCACCATCCTGGGTGCTTAAGCTAGAGTTGTTCTCTAGAATAATCTGATCACCAGCGATTTTGGTTGTAAATGATCTTGCCATTTAAATTACTCCTAATTAGTTTTATTCTTTAACTTATAACTTTAAACTTATAATTTATTTTATATATAACATTCTCTTAAGATTTCTTAAGCTATTGTCATATTTTATAAAATCACTTTTTAAAAAACCAATAGAATAATCTTTTGCCAATCCATCTGGATCGTCAAATTCAAACAAAAATTTATTGTTTGCGTCCTTTTCTGCCTTTATAATTTTAAGACCCATCATTGAGAGGTAGGCTGATAATGATAAGTCTGATGTTTTAAATGTATTCATAATAGTTGCCTTATTAAAAAAATTTAGTATATCAATATATTATGTCATTTCATTTTTAAAAAAGTAAAATAAAATTTTATGTTTAAAAAATTTAACTTATTGTTAAATTTTTATGTTTTGAGCATAATTTATGATTTTTTGGCGCTTGTCTTTTGCACCTTTCGCCGTTTTGTTTTATAAATTCACATTGAATAAATTGTAATTCATAATTTTGAATTTCCTCTACTTCTTCCATTACAGTTGGCTCAGATTCATTTTGATAAAATTCTTCCAAACAATCTGACGTATCTACATTTTGTGTAATATTATTAGTATTATCTATTACTTTACTTTTATCAGTACTATCACTTAAAGGCTCAAGAAAGGTATGTTCTGATGCTTGTTTTTGCGAATTCTTTTTTTCAATTTCTTCAAATAATTCTGCAGATGATTTAATTTTTGACAAGTCTTCTTCAAATTCAAAAAAATTTGGATAAGCTCTATCAACCGGGTCTTCCATGTTTAAATCATTTTTTGGAAGCTGCCTTCTATTTAAGATTCCAGATGAGGCTCTGTTTGGCAATGGTGTTGCCTTAATTGCAGTTTGTCTTTCTCTAAGTCTATTATAATTCATTGTATCACCTATGTATGGTGATTTATTATTAGCAAATAAAAAGGGCGACATTATGTCGCCCTTTTTAACTTACGTTAGTAAGATTTTACATATCACCTGCTGCAACGCCTCTTGGGTTTACAACTGCGATACCGATGATCTCGCTGATGACCCAACCTAGCTTTAGCTGCTTTGGCTCGTCTGATGGTAGGACTTCGATATCCTGTCTGATTGGCATTACGCCTACAAACTCTGGATCTGCGCAAGCAAATGCCTTGTTTACTGGAACAACCTTGCTTACGATGATGTCTGCACCAAAGATGTGACCATATAGACCGGTCTGTAGTAGCTCTCTCTGAGTTACTGGGTCTACTGATGAAGCACCTGCGGCACCTGCTGACTCCCAATCTAGGATGTCAGTAAACTGATTGATGTTTAGGAAGTACTTGGAGGTTACCAAGTCCCAACGATCAATCTGCTTCTTTAGGCCTAGCATACCAGACTTGGTTAGTGCGCCACCAGCTGTGGTTCCAGAAGGACCAGCTGAGTCTAGAGCAACTAGAGTGTTCTCGCCACCCTTGGTTGAATCGCCAGCAAACTCTAGTGCAGCAAAGGCGTTACCGTCTTCCTGTGCCTGAATTTCCATTCTTGCCTTCTGCTGAGCACGGTCAATTACGTTGAATCTTCTTCTCTGTACTTCAGAGATTCTTACAGTTGGGTTTGAAACAATTTCAAACTCTGGAACTGTTACTCTGTCGCCAAAGACTCTTGACTCTGGTGCGGTACCGTTTGAAGAAATAACGACTGCTGAAACGTCGATATCTCTATCGTAGATTGCTAGAGCGCCCTGTGGTAGAGGATCTACTACGAATGCCTTTCTAGCAACACCTTGGTAATCCAAGTTTCTACGGATTGGGTTAGCCATTGCCTGACCTAGAGCAATCTTGCCTTCTGAGGTTAGAAGTGCCTGCTTGATCATGTCATCTCTCTGACCATCGGTTAGAGAAGCTGCCATTGCCTGTGCGTTTGAAGATGGCTGTAGATCTTCAATGATGCTTGCGTATTTTACGATAGCTGATAATGCATCCTGAACTGAGGAGGCGTTTACTTCGCCATTTGAATTGAATATATTTGACATTTTATTATTCCTTTATAGTTTAGGTGATATAGCTTAGTTTACTACGCTTGGACCATTTATTGCAGTCATATAGATTGCATAAAATTCGGTTGAAGAAGCGTTTCCTGTTGCTGCGTAAACTGAGGTTGAAACCATTGACTGATCTTTTACTTCACCAACGGTAACGCCAACTGCTGCATCGCCAGCAGCAGCCTGACCCAAAAAGCCTGTTCCAGACTCTGCATCGACTACTGAATTTACAGCTAGACCACTTAGTGGATTTGTTCCTGCATCAGTTGCTGGTCTTCCTGAAATACCATATAGACCTGGTGCGTGCCATACGGTTACCTTTCCTGAGCCAGTGGTTGTCTGTGGACCAATTACTACAACACCTGTGGTGCTTAGAGTTCCAAAGCCAGTTCCTTGACCTACTGTTGCTCCAATTAGGGTGCCAAATGAAGTACCATATCCTGAAATACCATCATCTGCTAGACCGCCAAATCTTGCAGAGCCAGAGTTTGGAGTGGTTCTAACTCCTGGCTCCATATAAGTTGCTGGTGACATAGACTGAGTTACGTCATATGTTGCGTAGTCTGATGATGTAGTTAGCTCTACGTACTCACCGCCATAAATTGTCTGTGATGATGAACCTGGAGTTGGATCCTTTAGATCAAACTGTCCGGCTGGCTGTAGACCTGGCTGTAATAGTTTTAATGCCATGTTTAAATCTCCTTAATTAAATTGTTTTTAAATTATGAACTTGCTTTCTTTAAAGCATTTTGAATGAAAGCATATCTGGCTCTGTAATTTCCTGTTGGCATTCTTGATGCCACATCTTGCATTGCCTTGCTTGATTCTGATGCATTTTCAACCAAACCACCATTTCCTATTGCATCCGCAACTACTATAGCTTCTGGATGTGCTTTGTGGATTCTATTTGAGCCAGTCTCTTCCTGGACATCATATAGCTTGCTGTAGTCTGATTTTTTCTTTTTAACTTTGCTATCATACAGTTTTGAAAAACCCGCATAATAATCACTCATAAAACTATCAGATGAAAGATCCTTTACGGCATCTTTAAAATATCTTTTAGAAGTTTTATCAGCTTTCTTCATTATTTCAGAATTATTAATAGAATTATCTAAATCACTTGAATATTTTTCAAATAATTCATTATAACCAGAGCTAAAGGACTCCATTAGGCTAGAATCAAAACTATCAGATAGTGGAGTTTCATCCCCTTGATCAAATTGATTTCTGCTGATATCTCTTAAAGCTCTTCTTTCTTTTCTAGTCATTCTTTCCTCTTGTGATCCTGAAAAACCTTTATTTTCAATTTCTCTAATTCCAGCTCCTCTTCCGTATCTTCCTGCTCTGCCCGTTCCTAACCCTTTAAACAAACCTTTGTTTGCAATGGTTGAAAACATATAATTTGCAATTTCCATAGGATTTTCAGAGTTTGCATCGGTTAAAATTCTTCCTTTTATATTAGAAGCTTTTCTGCCTTTATTTTCTAGAAGCTTATACATATACTCTTCTGCAGCTTTTGCTCTACCTGGATCAAGAGGATTTCTAGAGCCTGCTGCTTGTCTTGGGAATACGTACTCAATTCTTTCGCCCTTAATTCTAATTGGTCTTTCTAGTTTATATTTTCCTGTGGCACCAAATATCTTTTCCATTGAACTTAATAGTTTATTATAAGAGTTTGGATTTGAATTAGCCAAACTGTTTAGCTGACCTTGTATATTGGCTCTACCTTCTGGAGTTGAAAGTGAATCACTTACTTCTGATGAATTATTTGGATTTATAGGATTCTCAGATGAACCTGGAACACCTGTCTCTACTGGCCCAATGCTAGAAGTAGGGTCTGCTATTTCCTCTGGCATATCTTCACCAGTTACCGCCTTGTATACAGCATAGGTAGCTCCAACTGCTAAACCTACTCCAGCAAGAGTTTTTAAAGCAGATCCTATTGATTTTGCGGCTTGAGAAGTGGCTGCTGCTTCGGCAGGCTTAGTTGTTGCGCTTTTTGCAGCTTTTAATGCTTCCTCTGCTTCCTTAACCCTTTTTGTGGCTGCCGCAAGAGCTTCTGTTTCTTTTGCAGATTTTTCAGCAGTTGCTGCAGCTTCTTCTGCTGCTTTTGCTGCTGGCGTGCCTTTAAGCCTTGTAATGAGTCTTTCACTTAATACTTCTTTAATTCTTGAAAAAAGACCTTTTGCTTCTTCTGCAACAACTGGAGCTGCTGCTGGTTGTGTAGCCCTTTCTGATAATGTTTTTAGATCTGACTGGAGTGTTTTAAGCTGTCCTGAAATTTGCGTAATCTCAGGATCTTTAAAGTTTTTCAACGAAGTTTCTAGGGTTGAAAGATTTCCCTCAATTGCGCCAATTTTTCCAACCATATCTTTGGTTGATTTGGATAGCTCAGAGCTTAATGCTGCAATAGAAGCTCTGATTTCTTCTGGTGTTGCAGCGTTTAAAGCTTCTACAGCTGCCACTACTGGTGCTGGTGGCGTTGGTGCTGATGCTGCTGGTGTTGCTGCCGCTGTTGGTGCTGATGCTGCTGGTGTTGCTGCCGCTGTTGGTGTTGATTCTGCTGTTGGTGTTGCTGCCGCTGTTGGTGTTGATTCTGTTGTTGGTGCTTTGACGGCAGGAGCACTCTCTGCTAAAATTTCAGATTTGGCTGGTCTAGATTCGATTTCTTTTAAAAAGTCATCGGAAAGCGTTTTAATATTATTCCCATCTTTTTGAATTCTTGTTAAAAAATCACCAATTTCTGCAGAAGTTACTCTATCAGGTATACTTGCCATAACATTTCTTATAAATTCTTTATCTAATTTTTGATTTAAGCTTAGTCTAAGAATGCTTTTATTGTTATTAGTAAAACTTAATAATTCTGGATTAATTCTTTGAATAGCAGAAACGAGATTCTTCATTTCAACTGCATTTTCAAGATTTGAGTTCATTGCTATATTTGTATAAAAACCAATAAAATCTTTTTCATTTAAGAGGTCTTCTAGTATAGGTTTTAACTTACTAACATTAATTCTTTTATAAATATCATCAATAGATCCAGAGTTACTTGTTCTAGGGCTAGATGGCGAAGGCGTTGCTTTCGATGTCTGTGGAAGCACTTCAGCTGGATCTGGTACTGGAGTATCGCCAGTTGTATTAGTTGCTTTAGCAGAATCCACATTTGGAGACTCAGCAGGTGGAGCGGCAGGAGTCTCCACCACTTTAGTTTCAGCAGATGGAGCAGAGACCACTCCTTGTGCTGATGCTTTAGCAGCAGCATCAGCTGCTCTAGCATCTTTTATTTCTTTTGAAACAAATTTTTCATCAATTCCTCTTGCCTCAGCTAGGTTTTTACAAAATTCATCGACAGTATTTGGATTAAAACCTTTCTGTTCTAAGAGCTTTTTTTTTGCTCCAGGCAATAATGCCTTACCTGTTATTGTATCTGCGCCTGGAATCTTTGCTTTGCTATAAATACCATCCTTAAGATAGATATTGTTAGAAGCTAATATTTCAAGAGCTTCTTTTACCTCTTCTGAACCAGCTCCAGTCTTTCCAGTTATTGCTGCCGCATCAAATATAGAAAAATTATTTCCGATTGCTTTTAAAGCTTGTTGCACTTTTAAGGGATCAGATAAACTTGGAAGAATTGTTTTTGCAGCTGCTAACAATTCTTCTAAGCTTTGTGTAGTAGTTGAAGCAGTTTTATTATGCTTTAAGTTAAAATTTGAAATTATTTTTACATACTCATTAAAAACATCAGATCTGGTAGCAGAATTTATTCGCATGCAACCTCCACAGAAAGAAGTTCATCAATTGTTCTTTCTATTTTATAAGCTAATTTTTTATTTCCTTCTTTAATAGCAGCTTCTTTTAGCTGTACCAACTCATCCAATACTGCATCAGAAACTTCTTTTTCTTCTCCAGATAAGAATGACTCTCTATCATGACTTCCAAGGGCTTCTTCGTCCCAGCTTTCATCAACCATCCCGTCATCTGCAGAACCGCTTAAAGCCTTTGAAAGCTCCCTTATCTGAGGAGCTACTTGCTTTGCAGTTTCACCAAGAGCTTTCACTTCCTGTGTTTTTTGAGCAAGACCACTTTCTTTTTTAAGAAAATCAGCATATCTCTCTGATCTCTTCATAATTTCATTTGCTCTAAAAATATTTTCAACTGTAGCTTTTTCAAGTTCTTGAAAAACTTCACTTTTATTGTAATTATTTCTATCTTCTTTTGACCATTTAGACATACTTTTATCTCGCATAATATTCTTAATATAATTAGTAGTTATTATAATAACATAAATTCAAGTGTTCCAATTGAAGATGTTGGAGGACCGGTACATATTGCAACACCTGGATTTGAATCTAAAGCTTGCTTGCTAGTAAGTTTTCCATCAATTCCAATATATAGTGTACAATTTAAAGGATAAATTTGAGTTGTATCAAATTGATCCGTGGCGTAAATACCTCTTTGATAATGTATTGTAACTCTTCCTGTTCCAACTGTAGAATCATCACCTGGAATTCCAGGAACTCTATATATATAACTTACTATAATTTTAAAACTATCATAAACCCCATCTTTATCAGAATCATGGTTTAATTGAGTTCCAGGTGGAACTGAAACTATTCCATTTACTTTATTTAATATAACTGAAACAGTGCTTACAAAGCTTGAATCAATTACATTTGGAAATTCTAAAACACCAGTTACTTCTTCTACGTTTACTCTAAATCCATTTGCATCTACTTCAACCGCTCTAACTGGGATATAGATTATTTCATCTATTTGTGCTTTTGTAAAAGATGTAGTTCTTACATCGTCAATTATACCTATTGGTGCGCTACCATCACTTACTGTTGCAACAGTATCATTTCCAATTAATCCAAGCTGTGCAAACATGCCTGGTTGAAACTCAGCAGTAGGATCCATTGGAAGACTCATTGGTTGTGCATTGCCACTATGAATTACTTTTAACATTATTCCTCGCAAAAAATAAAGGGAAGATTTCTCTTCCCTTTATTATACTATTATTAGTATCTTAATCTACCGTTGTTTTAGTTTTCAACTATTTTTTGAATAGTTACTCTTACTAAATCTCCAGCAAATTTATCTCCAGATCTGTCTAGCTTGCTTGCAACTTTCTTTAGTCCATCAACTACAGTCTTTTTCTGTGCTGCTTCCTTTTGAATGTCTGATGCTATTGATCTCGCTGTTGACTCTACTACATCTGCCGCAAATCCCTCACCCTTTAGTCTTAGGCTTGCAGCAATTTTTCCTAGGCCATACATAACTTTCTTTTCTTTCATTCCAACAAAAGAAGCTTCTTTTTTAACTTCTTTTTCTGCATCTTCTGCATTGTTTTCTGCATCTTCTGCATTGTCTTCTGCATTAACTTCTGAAACCTTATCTATGGCGCTGTCTAGCTGAGTTAATGCTGCATCTTTTCCATCATCTTCTGATGGAGCACTTAGCAAATCCATTACCTCATCTTCTGAAACAGAGTTGTCAGATGCGTCATTTACAGAATCAGCCTCAACGGAGTCTGATGCTGCATCAACTTGTTCTGATTCACTTGCTTTTTTGGTGATCTTGCTATTGATGCCCATAATTCTTGCGAATTCACCGGCAATCAAATCTCCATTGGCTCTAATTCTCATTTTAATATCTCCTTAAGATTAATTAGCTCCAAAGGTTCATTAGCTTGTCTGCGGTTAGCTTGGTTGGCTGAGCAGAAGTATCTGACTCTACGCCTACGTTAACGCCACCTAGATCTGATGCTACCTTCATGGTTCTTACTGCTTTTGCATTTGATACGCTTCTCTTGAATGCTTCAAATGCATTGTCATCAAACTCCATGATATCATCTACCTGCTTGTCAAGTGCTGACTTGGTTAGTGGTAGAAGACCCTTCTTCTGCATTTCCATACCTACATCGTAAGCTCTACGTAGCTTAACTCTGTATGCTTCTCTTTCTTCCTGTGCTTTCTTCTGCATTGCTCTCTGTGATAGAGATGCTACTGCTAGGCCGCTATCTAGACCTGCTGGAACCTTTGCAGTATCGGTTGACTGCATGTGCTCCTTCATACCTGATGGCATATGATCCTGTGATCTCATGCCTTCGCTGAAGCCTGAAGACTCTAGTGAAGCACTCATGTCGTTTAGATCATCAGACTTCTTCTCTTCTTTCTTGTCTTCTTTCTTTGCAAAAGGATTCTTCTTATCTTCACCCTTTTCTTCCTTCTTATCTTCTTTCTTGTGATGCTTGTCTTTTGCATCATCTTCCATCTCTTCCTCTGCTCTCTTTAGCAATGCATTTCTTGCAGAAGCTCTTGATGCTAGAAGGCTTGTCTCTGCTTTCTTTAGAATGCTCTCTCTACGAGCCTTTCTCATATTCATGGCTTCTGATACTAGCTCTGCTGAATCATCAGCGCTATCTGCCATATCATCCATTGCCATGTCGTCCATGGACATATCCATGCCCATATCATCCATGGTCATGTCCATACCCATATCATCTAGTCCTAAATCATCCATCTCAAAGTCCTCTACTTCCTGAGCTTTCTTTCTCAAGGTTGTATTTGTTAGTGACTTTGCAATTCTTACTAGTGCCATTGTTTCTCCATGAATTTTTGCAGAATCTCTTCTTGCTGCTGATGCTAATTTCTTAAATTCCTTTCTTTGTGATGCTGATAGTTTGTTTATATTTTCGTAAGTTTCTGCAACCATTGCTAGCTCGTCTGCTGAGCTATCTAGTTGTCTGTATGCTCTCTTTAGGTTTTGAACCAAAGTTCTTGATAGGGCTAGCTTCTCTTCTTCTTTTCCGCCATCCTTATCGCCATCTTTTCCTGTAAAGACGTTTACATCTACATCCTTGCTTGAGCTGTTTTCAAGCTTCTCAACTAAGTCTCTTACAGCTGATACTGATTGCTCAATAGCGGTTAGCTCTTCGTCAACTTCCTGTGATGGATTCTCTGATTCCTCTTCGCTTGCCTCTTCCTGCTCATCTGATCCGGCTGCTGGCATCTCTGGCATCTCTGGCATTGGGGCTTCTGGTGCCATTCCTGCGTCCATTGGGGGTGCCATTCCTGCGTCTGGTGCTGGAGGTGCTGCTGATGCTGGAACGGCCTGTGCGCTCTTTAGGATGCTGGAAACGTAGTCGACGCCGCTTGCTCTGATTTCCTTGCAAACTTCTTTTCCGTACTCTGCGCTCTTGATCCAATCCCAATTATCTGGAAGTGCTGATCCAAAGATTGTTCCAGCAGTTGCTGCAATAACTCTTCTGTCGCCTGCAAATACTTCGAATAATGATGCGCTCTTGTTTATTGATCCATTTGCATTTCTTTTTGTTGTAAATCTTGTAGTCAATGATGGACCAGAGTAGGCCTTCTTTACAATCTTTGATCTAGAGTCTGATGCTCTTGATAGCTTCTCTTTTAGAGCCATATCCTCTCTGGTTAGCTTATTCATATCGCCGTCTTGTAGAAGATGTCTGTCTTGGGTGTTTCTTACGGTTTCAGACATTTTGTCTGACTTGTAACCAGAAGGCTCACGATAATTCTTATCATCTACTGAATCACCACCCTGCATGTAAGCTAGTCTACGTAATCTTGCCTCTGCTAATGCAGCTCTTGATAGCTTCTCTTTTAGGGCCATGTCCTCTCTGGTTAGCTTGTTCATATCGCCGTCCTGTAGAAGATGTCTGTCCTGAGTATTTCTTACAGTCTCTGACATCTTATCTGACTTGTAGCCAGATGGCTCACGGTAATTCTTATCATCTACTGAATCACCACCCTGCATGTAAGCGATTTTTCTACGCTCTTCTGCTCTCTTCTTCAAATTAGCCTGACTCATAATATCCTCCAAAATTTTATTAATTGATACTTTTTCAAGTTTTCTATCTAAACTAGCTACCGATGTTGCTGGAACGTCACTTGTATTGGCTTTATCTTTTATAGATTTATTGGAAGATTCAAAGTTCTGGAAACTTTCAATTCCTTTTCCACCAAACAAATTTGATGATGTAGAAACTCCTGATTGAATATTTCTTTCCTCAGTTGGCGCTTCAACATCTGTAAATCTTTCACTTACAATGCCATTATTTTGATCATGTGCAACGGTTTTTAATTCGCTATCACTGGTTTTTAAAATAAAACCATTGTTTGAAAGAAAGCTTTTTACAATTCTTTTACGCTGTGGAATATTGCATCCTTCATCACCACATGCGTTTTTCATTATAGTTTCTAGGTGTAGAGCTTGCTTTTCGCTTAGCTTTCCAAGCATTGAATCTACGTCATCAACACCATAGTTAATAAACTCACTTCTATAGCTATCAAGTGATGCAAGACACTTTAATAGTATAGCTCCTGGCTCTGCAGGTTGAACTACCAAAGAATATTCGATTGGTTTTAAACCAACGTTTATTTCTCCATGGGCAGTTCTTGTCATAACATGCTGGCAGTATTCTTTTTGGGTTGCAGCCTTATTACCACACTCGCTGCAAACAGATGTCTCTACTGCGGTTCCCATTGAACCATATCTAACAAGACCTGTTTCTACTTTTCTAGCTAGATCTGGATAGTTAACTTTATCTAATGCACAAAGTCCAACTACTTGTTTGTATTTTTCATCGTAGTGAGCATCTAATATAATTCCTCTAATTCCATCTACAGAGCTTGACTCGTGATCTCTGCATAAGGGCATTCCAATCCATTTTTTTGCAGCAACTTTCAATTCTGACTCTGGAAATATATCAGAGTTGTTATTTTTATGAGGTTTTACGTTTCCATGCCAACGCCAATTTTCATCAAAAAAGCCCCAAGCTTCTTCGCCATTTGCTAATTTTTTTAGCTTGCCATTTTCATCAAGTAATGATGATTCTGCTGCTTTTAAAAAAATAATTGAAAAATATAAAAAATCGTCTGATTTTGGAGCAATTGCTTTTATATCTTTTGCTAATTTGCTCATTCTTTCTACTAGCTCTTCAGATGCTAATACGCTTTCTAAGGGCTTTGTTTTTATATCTCCATTAGGAGAGTAACATATTTTCTTTAACATTCAACTTCCTTAAGATATCATATTCTATAATATTAATTTTTAAAATTTTTGTGTAACTTTTTTACTCTTCTTCTTTTCTTTCTTCTTCTTCGTACTTGTTCATTATAAGGCTTCTTCTATTTTTGTCATCATTTTTATTAAAAATTTCTACATTTTCCTTTTCTGAGGAAACTTCTTCGCCATTTTTAATAACAGTCTTGGCCTTTGTATTGTCGCCAAATTTATAAAACATAATTACTCCTTTTAAAGATAATTCCTAAAGTGATATTACTAAAATTCCCAAAATATCATTATTAATAAATGAAATCATTCTTTGTATTGAATTTTTTAAATCTATAAAAATTTTATCAATTTCAAGCGTTTTGCTTGAAAGTTCTGTCAAAAAGTCTTCTGATTCTATAATATCCTGGAGGTCAAAAATTTCTGCAACAATTGTTGAAAATCTTGTTGACGAATTTGCAATCGTGCCTATAATTTCAGAGGTAGTAGATATATCTTTGATTTCATTCATAATTTTTATAGAATCTCTTATTTTAACTAATGAATCTTTTAAAATTTTCTGGTTTCTTTCAACAGATTCTCTGTACTCAAATTTGCTGTTTTTAATTTTTTCTTTATCAGCTTCTATACCTTGATAGACTTTTAAGTTGATTTTTAAATTCTCTACCAAATCCTCTGCTTCTTCTTTTGCTTTTTTAAAACCTTCTTCTGCTTCTTTTGCTTTATCTGCAATTTGTTTTGGAATTTTTGTTCCAGCCTTTTTGTTTAAAAAGTATAAGGTTCCATTATTATATTTTTGAGATATTGCACTATATAGGTCTATATCACTTGCAATCTTGATAAGATCAAATTTAGGAAATGCTGTTCCAGAAATTATTCTAGAGTATGAATCAAAAAAAGAATGTAGTAATGAATTGTTTAAATCATGTCTGCTAGCAAAAATAATTTTTCCATTAAATCTTATTAATTTTTTAAAGTCATCTGAAATATCTTTATTGATAAAATCATTAAAACCTTTTATAGTAGATGGAACAAAGAAATTATTTGGTATGGCACCTGTTGCAATTTTGTAAAGACTATATTTTTCTTTATTAATTCCAGCAGTTTTTGGAGGTCCAAAGACATTTTGGGTTAATAAATATTTGTCATATTCTTTTATTTCGCTTGCAATTACTTTTAAATCTAAATAATTATCAATATCAACAATGCAATAATTATTGTTTTCTAGATTAAATGCAGTTTTTACTATTTCATTTTTTCCAATTGTCTTTACTGAAACAGAACCATATTTTTTTAAAGATGATTTTTCATTTGAATTTTTTATTGCAATATTTTTTTCAATGCTTTTTGAGTTTAAATTTTCAGCAGAATCTATAAAAACTTGATCTCCAACTTTTAAATCAAGAACATCGCACATGTTTCCATTTATTTCTAAGACTGATTTTACACCACCGCATGAAAATAGGCCGGGCGTTCCTGGTTGTATATTTTTATCTATCTTTTTTATAGTTAATTCATTATCTAAAAATATAATATCTATTGGATAATTTACAGTTCCCATATGATATGACACATCTGTTGCTTTTTTATATGGAAAATACAATCCAAAACTTTTGTTTATTGCAGAATAAGCTTGAAGTCCTGCAATTTTTCTTTCAAAAGAATCTGCAATATCACAAATAAATGTTGCTTTTACAAAACCTGTTTTATCCATTACGCCAACAATGTTTGTATTTTTAAGATTATTAAAACTTACTTTATATAAATTATTTTTATAATAATCAACATTTATATTAAAATTACTTAATATTGAAAAAACATCAGAAGATTTTAAATGTGTTTTTATAAAACCTTTTGCATTATTTTTTAATTGACTTGTTATATTTGCTATTGATAATTTAAAATTATCATTATCAAATTTATTATTTATAATAAATAAATCAAATTTTTTATTATAGTTATAATATCTTGGGTCTGCTTTTTTGCTAACAATATTATCATTATCTAATTGTGATGTTTTCGATATATGAAAAAAGTTATGTTTTAAACTTGCAAACTCTTCAATTGAATCACAATCATCAGAAACCATTAATATATTCAAATTGTCATCAGCAAAATTTGTACTAAAAGCAGACTCAAATAGATCGTTATCTTCCATAGGATCATTAGATAAAGCAGGTTGCTTTCCGCTTAATCTTCTTGATGTTTGAGTGCCGGAGTCCTCAGACGTATGCTTTTCTGGAGTAAGTCCATCTCCTCTTTGAGGGCTAGATGGAGCCATGTCTCTAAAATCACCATATGTTTTAACACCCATATCAGAATCTGAAGATCCAATATATGGCCATGCTTTTTTATTCATTATAACCTCTTCATTAATTCTTGCAAAACTGTATTTATATAATATGGGTCTTTTCCATTTAATACATTCTTTACTAGACCCAAGCTAACGCCCAATGCTGCTCCACCTGGGTTTTTCTTTGAGTGCATATCCATTATATTAAATTTTGTTAATTTTTTCTTAACATTTAAAAATGATCCAGGTCTTTTTTCAGGAGATATTTTATTTAACATAATATGTATTATTTTACTTAACTCCTCTGCTACATAAATTGGATCATTTTCAAGGGCTTGGGCTTTTTTCTCAAAAATCTGTTCTGACATATTTTTCTACTTCCTCCTTTGCCGCTTGATATGCTTTAAGTTTTGCACCATCTAAACCAAATTTATTGTAATACAAACTTATAATTCTGTTATATAATTTTATAATATTTTTAATTTTAATATCTTTTTGTATTATATCTGAATCATTTAACATCTTTATAATTAAATTTAAACTATGAGAATAATCAACATCTTCTACTTGTGCAATTTTTTTAATTAAAAAATCATTAAAATTAGCAAGAACCTCATCTCCTTCTTTATCTTGAGCGTCTGCTAGCTCTATAATCATATTTTTTAAATCTGAATAAACACTATTATTTTTATTTTTTGGATTTACTTTTTTTAAATCAATTTTATCTTCAGTATCTTTTAGCACTGGCGTGTCCTTATACATCCCTGGAAATATAATGCCTCTAGATCCAGAGTTGTCTTGGGCTGGAGGTGTTGATATCTTTGTCGATTTAGACGATATAAGCTTCTCAGGTGCTGATGTTGTATATGATTTCTTATTCATTTTTTTATCTTTTTTAAAATTAATTTCTTTTCTAAATCAGATATATTAGATGATTCTTTTATTAAGTCTTCTGCTGTAAAACTTATTTTTTTAATATCAGTATTAACAATATATTTTTTTGAAGCAAAAGCTGTTAAATTTTTATTGTTAATTAAAAATATTAATATTGGCTTTCCTTTATAATTATTTAATAAACTTTTATTAAATGAAATAGTTAAAATATTATTACCATCACTATCTTCTGCTACTGATATATTTGTTTCATTTTGACTTTGAATTTTTCTTAAAATACCCTGTGAATCATTAGTCTCTTTTATTAAATGAGAATTTACCATAGAGTTAAAAACTTCTAATGCATTATTAGATATACCACCAGTATACATTATATTCAATATTGGACTTAAACCTGAAGAGGGAAGAAGCTCTAGCACTTCTCCTGAAGCAGTAGTTTCTTGCTTGAAATCATTAGAAAATACTTGTGTAATTTGATATGAAAATTGTGATGTACCCTTTTGCGGAGATTCTTTTTTGGTTGATTTTTCATTAATAACATTTTCATAATTTGTTCTATGTTTAATTTCTAATTCATGATTTATTGGAGAACCTACATCTCTAATTTTTGCGTTTCCCTGAATAGTTTTTATAAAATATTCCAAATCAGATATGGACTGTCCAATATTTAATATTGTAGATTTTTCTTGTTCTGAAATATTTTCTAAATTAGAAACAATGTTAACTCCTGTTATAATATTTTTTCTTAACAATATTTCATTAAGAGCTGAATATTTTACATTTGATTTTTCTTTTATTTCTTTAAAATAATATTCTAATTTTTTTATAAGGTCAATATATATATCAGTAGAGTTTTGTGATATTGCATCCGAAAGCAAAGAATTTACGCTTGCCTTATTGTCAGGACTAGACTGTATTTCGGAATTTTTAATAGCATTTGCAAATTGTAACATAGGCTTTAGATTTGTAAAAATTTTTAAAGCATTATTCATTGCAACTGAATCAAAAGATTGAGAAGCTGCGGCAAAATAATCATCTAAGCTTGATGATTTTGAAGATCTCATAATTTGGTTATATCTTAACAAATATTTATTAACAAGGAAACTATTTGATGGACTTCTTGCCAATAGTAATGTATTTGCTATATTGGATATAGCCCTAGAAATGGATGATGGCGCACCAGAGTAAGTAAAGCCATATGATTCTGCCATTTTAACACCATTAAAAAGTCCATTAATGGCGTCTTCAGCTTTTATTACTTCAGAAGCTTTTTTTGTAATATAAGTCATCTTAGCCTCCCATAGGTGGTGGTGCTGGTGGTTCGCCGCCACCCTCTGGAGGTCCTCCCACTCCAGGTAGTGAAGGCATTTCTGATCCACCCTCTGCTGGCGCTGCGCCTTGAGTTCCTTCTGCTGGCTCTGGGATCTCCTTTGATGGATCCAATCCCTTTATTTCTGATAGTCTCATGTTTCCAAGGATTTGCTGTTCTTTTGCAAATACCTGATCATCAATCATTTCCTCTCTTATTCTTCTTCTTTCTTCTTCATAGCTTAAGCCCAAACTTCTGTGTAGTGTCTGTAGTGAGATTTGCTTATTTCCTACAAAGTTTCCTATTTGCTGAACGTAATCTGCCATGTCATAAAGATTCATGTGATTAAAGTCAATGCTTGGGACTAATAATCTTTTTTCTCCATCTTTATATTCAAAAAAGTCTTGTATTTCACAAATAGGTGCAAAGATTTTTCTTTCTAACCATTTCTTTATCATATTTCTAAATACATCATATCTCTGTCTTAAAACATCAAGACCTACAGATGAGCTTGCATATGTTGCTGACTCTTGATCCATTAAAGCCTTTGGAGTCATTAATCCTGAATATATATTATTTACTATATGCTCTATATCTGCTGCAACATCCATTGTTGCACCGCTATAACCTGAGCGCTCTATTTTTACGCCAGCATGAGTTACAATTTTAAAATCTTTATCATACTGAGCTTCTTCAAGTGTATTTTTCATAGCAATAATGTCTTCTTGAGTTGCTCTATAATCACCATCTCCGCCCAGGGTAACTAATGTTATTGGATTTATCATTCCGTCTGCTTGTGCAAACTTTGATTCTCTTAATTTATCATACATCATTAAATCTTTATAAATAGAAAGAATTATTGA